TCACAACAGAGTTATGGATTCTGGGCAGTACCTCCGGACATTGGAACAAAGGTAATTGTGTTAGTTGTTGAAGGCAGAAAAGACTTTGGTTTTTGGATGGCATGCGTTCCTGATGCATTTACAAACTTTACAGTTCCAGACGGGCGTACTTCAACTTATCTAAATGATCTAGGACAAAAATTACCAGTAGGTGAATACAACAAAGCCATTACATCACCTGATGGCGAAACACAACCAACAAAATTCTTAAAGCCTGTAAACACAGATTTTGTTGAAAGATTAAATCGTGCAGGATTAATAACCGACGATGTTAGAGGACTAACCACTAGTGGCGCAAGAAGAGAACTTCCGAGTACAGTATTTGGAATGAATACGCCTGGTCCGTTTGATAAACGTACTAATGCTCCATTGTATCAACACGGTGAAAACGAAACAGAATTTTATAAAGCAAGACTTGGCGGATCAAGTATTGTAATGGATGACGGCGATGATAAATTTTTAAGAAAAGGTCACCCTGAGTCAACGCCATTCGAATATGCAGACATTGAAAAGACAACTGATACTGGAGATGTTACTAGACCAGCAAACGAATTGTTTAGAATTAGAACACGCACCGGACATCAAATACTTTTGCATAACACCGAAGATTTAATTTATATCAGTAACAGCAAAGGCTCTAGCTGGATAGAAATGTCCAGCAATGGTAAAATTGATGTGTATGCGCAAGATAGTGTTAGTGTACACAGTGAAAATGATATCAACTTCACCGCAGATAGAGATATAAATCTAACAGCAATGGAAAATATGAATATTAGTTCGGGCAAAGACCTTGCAATTGATGTAGGTGGTAGTTATGGTGTATCGGCACAAAACGAAATATCATTAAATGCTGGAGCTAATGTAAGTTTAACAGGACAAGATGGTGTTGCAGTTTATGGTAATTCAAAAGTTACAGTTACAAGTAAAGGATCTCTAGATGTAGTAAGTCAGCAGCATTTAGCACTAGGTAGTGCCGAAAGTGTTGGTATTGAAGGTTGTAGTTTTGTAAAAGTTTCAACCGACGGCGATTATCATATGAAAGCACTTGGTAATAGTTATAATCAAGTTGACGGACAATCTCATTCTAGCAGTGGATTACAAACATATATTACAGCCGCAAATACACTAGAATTATATAGTACTGCTGCCGCAGTTAAAGTAACTGCGCAAGAATCAATGGATATATCGAGTATAGCAAACACAGTCAATGTACAAGCAAAAGGTGTACTAAGTGTAAAAGCTGAAGGTAACATACAATTATCTTCAGATGCGCAAATACATTTAAACTCACCTGGAAGTCCAGCAGCAACAGCTGGTGTATCGATAGAGTCTCGCCCAGCAACCTTACCTCCTGCACCAAATCCGTTTATTCCAGTGCCACCAGTAAGAGCAAATCTTGCAGCAAGAATTCCAGAACACGAGCCGTGGCCGCAACATGAAAATATTAATCCAGCAGCATACACTCCAGATAGAACAAGAGCCGGTCAACAACAAACTAATTCATTCTTGCAGAATGTACTACCAGATACATATGCCGCTGTAGGTACAGGATCTCAAACTCCAGCAGTTAGTTCATCAGCAGAAGCTGATACAAATGCTGGTGTAGCAAGTGATCCGGCTGCATTTCCAAACTCAACATCAGGACAGTATGCAATTATACAAGTTGGCGTAGGCGATATTGGAGATGTTGAAAAAGCCAAACAAAATCTTAGAGAAGGTTATGCTAACCTATCTGCTGCTGGTTATCGTGTAGTTGTTATCGCTCCAAATATTAATCCAGCATTTGGGCATCCGTTAGAAAACGATTTGCGTATACTTGGAAATGCTATAAACGCTACAGGTACAGAACTTGGTGCTATTGTAGAAAATCCAAAATATACTCAAGAAGATCCATTAATAATCGATCCAGACGCAGCACAAGAAATTGCAGACAAATATCGTAGCACAGCAGTTTACTACGGCGATACAGTTGCTCAAACAGTAGCAGGGTTAAGTGGTGCTACAGCTAACAGCGCATCTAGCACTCAAGATATTTCAGAACAATCAGCAGATGTAGCTAACGCATCTTTGCAGCAGGATTATCCAGCAGCAGGCACAGAAGGTGGCTCTTACGGATGTAGTGGACCAAGTGATGGACCACTAAGTGCTGCTCCAGCAGGTGCAATCAACGGACTCAACGAAGCTGAAACAGTTGCCTATTTAAATGCATTAGGATTTAGAGAAAGTGGATTAAAATATAATTGTACAAATAGTATTGGCTTTGCAGGCAAATATCAGTTTGGTGGATATGCTCTAAAAGAAGGCGGCTACATAAAAATGTCAGCAAGAGGCGGAGGCACCGGACTTAGATTGAATCCAAATAATTACACTGGTAAAGACGGAATTAATAATGTTGAAGATTGGCTTGCAAACAAAAACGATTGTCAAGAAAAAGCCATGATACTTTATACAAATGCAAATCTAAGATATTGCAAAAGTAACGGTGCTATTAAAGATGGCGACAGTGTTTCTTTAGTTGCAGGAATACTAATGGGAGCTCATCTAAAAGGTCCAAATGATGCTAGAAAATGGAGACAAGGAAATTCTGTTGGCACAGACGGGTACGGAACAAAAATAGACGAGTATGTTGCCCTTGGTCGTGCAACAGTATCAAATAACGGAAGGTTTACAGCATAATGTGTCAAATAGTAATTCCAGCAAGCGAAGTAGGATCACCGGCAAGAGCGTTAGAGCCAACAGAAATAGATAGATATTTTTTACCAGCTAGTACAAGTACACCTGGGTTTCAACCAGGTGCTCCTGACGATTTATCTGGTGTCGGCGATTTTAATCCAAGTGTAGGCGGCGCAGTAACTCCAGTACAACCTCCTGCAAATCCAGCACCTGCAGGAACAGCATATGCAAGTATTCAGGCTGTGTTAGAAGATAATTTGCAATTAGATTGGACAGAAAAAGGAACCCCTCCAAATCCATTGATTGCAGAAGCATGGGGAGTTGCTGGAGGAGGAACAATGCCAAACGACGGAAACAATTATCCTTGGTGCGGCGGATTTGCTACCTGGGTACTTTGGAAAGCAGGACAAGAGCACAATGTTCCAGGAGTAGGTAGTCAATCTTATTTGCGTTATGGCAGATCTATTGACTGGCGAGATTTTACAAAAATTAGAAAATACGATTTGTGTGTAATGACACGTAGAGAAAACTCTAGTAAAGGGCATATCTGTTTTGTACACAGTATAGATCCTGCAAACAACAAAATAAAAGTATTTGGTGGCAATCAGGCAAATAATTACAAATTAAGTAACTTTGCTATTTTTCGCCCTGCTGGGCAATCAGGACTTTATGTAAATCAAATTCGTAGAAACTGGGACATTCCTGCAGGTTTTGATTTACCTCTAGTTGAAGTTCAAAATAACCAACCTCCCCAGCCACAAAACACAAACGTCTTTAAAACAGACTCAGCTTTATAGGGTAAATACAATATGAGCACACTAGAGAAAAATCTTTATAAAAATTTAAAAATTACGTCACCTAAGACTATGAATCAGCCTCTGGTAGATAAAAGCTACAAAGGACTGAGCACAGTCAACACCGAAGATAAAAATTTTAAATTAAGAAATATAGAATTAATCAAACAAGATATATTAAATCATTTTCATATTCGAATTGGTGAAAAACTTGAGAATCCAACCTTTGGTACTATAATTTGGGACGTACTATTTGAACCAATGACCGACTCGATTAAAAAAGCAGTGCTTGATAATGTAACCCAAATAGTAAATTATGATCCAAGAGTAAATGCAAGTAATATTATTGTTGATGCATACGAATCAGGTATACAAATATATGCAGAGCTTACGTACATTGAATATAACATCAGTGAACAAATGACTTTAAAATTTGACAATCAGTCAAACGCCATACTTTAATGTGCGTACATTTTAATATACATAAATATAGTATTAGCCGAGGAATGTAATCATGTCTGCAACCGATAGACAAAATAGACTTTTATTAGCCGAAGACTGGCAGAAAATATACCAGAGTTTCAAGTATGCAGATTTCAAAAGTTACGACTTTGACAATCTACGTCGAACAATGGTTAATTATATTAGACAAAATTATCCAGAAGATTTTAACGATTATATTGAAAGTAGTGAATATCTTTCATTAATTGATCTAATTGCATTTCTTGGACAAAACATTAGTTTCCGAGTTGATTTAAATGCAAGAGAAAACTTTATTGAATTAGCTGAGCGCAGAGAAAGTGTTCTTAGACTAGCTCGTTTAATTAGTTATAATGTAACTCGAAATCAACCAGCTGCTGGATTTTTAAAAGTTGATAGTATTACTACAACTGAAAGTGTATCGGATACAACAGGTACTAACCTATCAGGTAGATCAATTAAATGGAATGATCAAACAAACGAAAATTGGTATGATCAATTTATTAAAGCACTTAATGCAAGTATGCTTGATACTAACCAATTTGGATCTCCAAGAAAATCAGCTATTGTTGGCGGTATTCCGACTGAAAAATATAATATTAATTCATCTCCAGAATCATTTCCTGTTTATAGTTTTAGTAAAGTGATAAACGGAACTAATTTAGATTTTGAAGCAGTTGGCGCAGACATTGACAAAAATGATATTGTTGAAGAAGCACCTCGTGTTGGAAATAAATTTTCGTTTTTATACAAAGACAACGGACAAGGTGCCGGCAGTGCAAACACTGGATTTTTTATTCATTTTAGACAAGGTAGCTTGCAGCGTGGCGATTTTCAAATTGATTTACCAACACCAAATCAAACAGTTGAAGTTGATGCTGCAAATGTAAACGATACTGATGTATGGTTATATAGTTTAGATAGTAGTGGACAAGAACAAGATCTTTGGACAAAGGTCGATGCTGTCGAAGGCAACAATGTAATTTATAATAGTGTTAGTAAAAAAATTAAAAATATCTACAGTGTGCTATCAAGAACAAATGACCGCATAAATTTAATTTTTGCTGATGGTGTATTTGGTAATCTTCCTAAAGGCAATTTTAGATCTTACTACAGAACAAGTGCAAATCTTGACTATACAATTTTTCCAAATAATGTACAAAACATTAAAATTTCAATTCCGTATATAAGTGCAAATGGCAAAAACGAAACTCTTACAATGCTTTGTAGTTTAAAACAATCAGTAGCAACTGCATCCAGTAGCGAAACAACACAAAGTATTAAAGACAATGCACCTAGTACATATTATACACAGAATCGTTTAATTACAGCAGAAGATTATAATCTTGGACCTCTTGGAATAAGTCAAAATATTATTAAAGTAAAGAGTGTTAATAGAACCAGCAGCGGCATTAATAGATACTATGATCTGCGTGATAGCACTGGCAAGTACAGTTCAACAAATTTATTTGGCACTGATGGTGTAGTCTACAAAGATTACCAAGAAGAAAAAACAAAATTTAGTTTTGTTACAAAAACTGATGTTGAAGGAATTGTAGCAAATACAATTGAGCCATTATTGCAGGATAAAAATACACGCAATTTTTATTATGATCAATTTACAGATCAAGATTATACAGATTTAAATATTGTTTGGCAGCAAACAACACAGGACACTAATCGCAGTAGTGGATTTGTAGTTGACGCTAATAATGAAAATGATACTACTGCATTTAAATATATAGTTTCTTCGTTTACCGAAGGAGTTTTTAGATACATTGAGCCTGGCGCACTAATTAAATTTACAGCACCATCGGGTTATCATTTTATGAAAACTGATAATAACAAATTAATGCAAGGTCTTCCAGATCACGAAGGCGCTGTAACATATCTTTGGACAAAGGTAATAAGTGTTACAAACGGCGGTAACGAATTATCAGCAACAGGCTTAGGCGGAATTGTTCTTAACGATGCAATTCCAGCAGGTGCAGTAATTAATAGTGTAAAACCAAAATTTACTAGAGATTTAATCAATGAAGTTAAAAATTCTTTAGTTAACCAATTGTTTGCATACAGAACAGTAGGATTAAGATACGACACTAACAATCGTCGCTGGCAGGTAGTAACACAAGAAAACTTAAATGTAAACGACACATGGTCGTATGCACTATCAGGAGATTCTACACAACAGTCATTGGACCGAAGTTGGTTATTCTTATTTGAAACAAATGGAGTTGATTACACTATTACAAGTAGATCGCTACGTTATGTATTTGAAAGCGATAATGAAGTAAGATTCTTTTTTGAAAAAAGTAAAAAAATATATGACAGTAAAACCGGTGAAATTGTTCGAGATAAAATTAGTGTATTAAACATTAATAAAGATTTAGCGTCAACCGGCGGCTTGTTGCCTTTTACAGTTGACTATCCGTGGGCAGTAAGTGCAGAATTTACAGACGGCATTGGGTATGTAAATAGTAAAAAAGTTGAAGTAGTATTTTTTGATAGCGATGATGATGGTGTAGTTGATAATCCACAAATTTTTAACGATATTGTTGCACCTATATCAGTTGGTGATACTAACAAATATGTATTTGTAAAAAAAGCAAACGATGACAACGAGTTTTATAGTTATGTAGATCAAACTACAGAAAATATTTTAGTTGTACAATCTGAAGCAGCAGCTAGTGTAACTACACCAAATAATCCAATTTATTATGTAATTGCAAATGATGCATTTTTAAAAATTGATAGTACAAACAGAACACGAACACAAGTTTTTAATTATAAAGCATACGAAGGACGTAGTGGATTAAAATTCCAATATGCACATGCTAGTGATGAAAATGCTAGAATTGATCCAAGTAGTAGTAATATTATGGACACATATCTTTTAACAAAAACATATGATACAAACTATAGACAATACCTTGCAGGCACACTTGAAACTGAACCACTTCCTCAAAGTTCCGATCAACTTTATAGAAATTACGGCACTGATATCAACAAAATTAAATCAATTAGCGACGAAGTTATATATCATCCAGTTAAATTTAAAGTTTTATTTGGAAAAAAAGCTAAACCAGGATTGCAAGCTACAATGAAGGTAGTAAAAAATTCTGCCCGTGTTGTTAATGATCAAGATATCAAAACACAAGTTATTGAAGCAACAAATCGATTCTTTGCTTTAGAAAATTGGGAATTTGGCGATACTTTTTATTGGAGCGAACTAAGTGCATATATTATGCAACAACTAGCGCCTAATTTAAATAGTATTGTTCTTGTACCTGATTCAGCAACAGATACATTTGGCAGTTTGTTTGAAGTAAGAAGTGAAAACGACGAAATTTTTATCAGCGGTGCAACTGTTGATAATGTTGAAATAATCACAGCAATCACAGCTGATAGATTAAAAGCAGATGGTGCTATTGTAACTTCAGCTGAGCAAACAGGACAAACTGTTGGAAGTCAAGCCGAAGTAGTAGTAAGTACAAGTAGCTCGAGCGGAGGCAGCAGTTATTAATGGAAAACCAAGATTATCCCTTGCCAGTAGGCGACACCAAACGTTCGGCTAAAAATCTTCTTCCTAGGTATTTCAGAACCGAAACAAACTCAAAATTTATACAGTCAACTATTGACTCGATGATATCAGAGGGTGTTGTTGAAAAACTTGATGCATATGTTGGTCGACGCAATAGTCCGTCGACTGTTGTAACAGACAATTTCTTACCTGACATTTCAACTGACAGAGAAAATTATCAATTTGAATCAAGCATTGTTTACAAAGACGAGCTTGATAATGTAGATTTTTTTGCAACCTACAATGATTATATGGGAATGGTAAAAACATTCAAAGGTGCTAGTACAAATCATAGTGCTTTAAATAGTCAGCAATCTTATAGCTGGGATCCGCAGATTGATTGGGATAAGTTTACAAACTTTAGAGAATATTTTTGGTTACCGCTTGGACCCGAACCAGTAGGTATTGCAGGACGAACAAGAAATACAACCAGTGTTTACAATATTGTTTTAGGACAAGACGATCAAGTCGAAAGTTATTTGTTTACGCCAGACGGTATTACAAAGAATCCGAGCATCAAGTTATACAAAGGACAGACATACGAATTTGTTATCGATTGTCCTGGGCATCCTTTTAGTATAGCAAGCAACATTGCTTTTGTTGACAACGATCCTTTACTACAAGTTGACGCTGAAAATGTTAGTACACTATATAACACTGGTATTACAAAATATAAAGTAAATGAAGAAGGCACTTATATTGAAACACAAGATACTTTTATTGAACAGGGTAAAATTGTTTTTGTTGTACCAGACGAAGTACCGGACACACTATTTTATCTAAGTCAAAATAATGCAAACTTAACTGGAATTTTTAGTTTTTATAATATAGTCGAAAACTCTCAAATTAACGTTGAGACAGAAATACTTGGAATGGAAACATACGAAAACGATACTATAAACCTTAGTAATGGTATGAAAGTTTATTTTCAAGGTGAAGTTACTCCTACAAAATATGCTTCAGGGTATTATTTTGTTGAAGGTGTTGGCAGCAGTATACAATTAGTAAACGAACAAGACCTTGAAATTCCAACTACATTTACATCTACAAAAGAGGTACCCTTTGACGGAGAAGAGTTTGGATTTGACAAATATCCTTATGAAGATGCATCAGCATTTTTATCAGTAAAAGATTACATTTGTATTAACCGTGCTAGTCCTGATAGAAATCCATGGAGTAGATACAATCGTTGGTTCCACCGAGATATCATTGAATCGAGTTTTGTAGCCAACGGACTACCTATAAAGTTTGATGAAACTGCAAGAGCTAAACGTCCAATTATTGAATATAAGGCCGGATTACAATTATACAATCACGGAAATCTTGCAAAAACAAATGTTGATTTAATCGATACATTTACAAAAGATGCGTTTAGTACAATCGAAGGTTCCGGAGGTTATATAATTGACGGAGTAGAAGTAACCAACGGTATGCGTGTGTTGTTTTCAGCAGATCCTGACATAACAGTAAACGGAAAAATTTATGAAGTTAAGTTTATTCTTTTTGGTACCGGCACTGTAAAAAATAGACAAATTGCTTTAATTGAAACTAGTGATACAACACCATCACAAGGAGATACGGTATTAGTAAAACAAGGTAATGTTAATGCTGGTAAAATGTATCACTATCACGATAATAAATGGATACCGGGACAGGAAAAAACAAAAGTAAACGAACAGCCGCATTTTGATTTGTTTGATACCAACGGTAATAGCTACGGCGATAAAACACAATATCTAGCATCGAGTTTTACAGGAACAAAATTATTTTCTTATAGAATTGGCACAGGTACAAACGATACAGAACTAGGATTTCCGCTTGCATACGAAAGTATAAACAACTTTGGCGATATTGTTTTTGATTTTAATTATCATACAGATACTTGGAATTATCAAGACGAAATACAAAATAAAATAAATGCAAAAACTGATAGTGGATTTTTTAAATTATTTGATCCTAATGGAAATTATGAATATAAAAATGTATGGACTAAAACTAAATTTAAATCACGTCAAGCAGTAATTAGACAATACAACAGTCAATTAAATAACTTTGACATTGATATGTTTAATGATAGTAATAATTTAACTGATTTAATTGTAAAAGTTTATGTTAACGGAAAACGTAAGATACAAGATACAGATTACGTAGTTGAAAATAGTGTGCCTTACAAGCGTGTTAGATTTCTTAAAAATTTAACAAGTGAAAGTATTGTAACTCTTAAATGCTACAGTGCTGCAACTAAAAATTTAAATGGGTATTATGAAATTCCTCAAAATTTAGAGAGCAATCCGTTAAATGAAAATTTAACTACTTTTACTCTAGGCGAGGTTACAAAGCATGTTAATACTATACTTGAAAATCTTGGATCCAGCGGAAGAGGACAAGCTCCTGGAAACACCAATCTAAGAGATCTTTTTCCAAAAACACAAAGTTCTTTTGGTACTCAGTTTGTTAAACACAGTGGACCGTTTAATCTAGCAGCTTATCATATTGTTGACAAAGAAGCAAACATTATGAAGTCTATTCAATACGCTTCAAAAGAATACAGCCGATTTAAACGTGCATTTTTATACGAAGCATCTCGAACAGGATTTCATGGTGATGCAAGACAACATGTTGATTTGATTATGAATACGCTGAATAAAGATAAAACAGAGTCGGCACCTTTCTTTTCATCTGATGTGATTCCAATTAATGCATCAACAGCAACAACAAATACAGTTGAATACAACGAAACTGCATATCTACCAACTAGTTTTTCAAACTTTACTTTAACAAAATTAGGTAAAACAGCAGTATTGGTATATGTTAATGATGAACAAAAATTACACAATGTTGATTATACATTTGAAGATGGCTTCATTAAGTACACTAACCCAACTGTAGGACAAGACATAGTTGTATATGAATATGAAAATACAAACGGATGTTATGTTCCTCCAACTCCTACTAAATTAGGGTTGTATCCACTATATACTCCTGAGCGAACTGTCATTACTAATGCACTAGGCACACAAAATGTTATTGTAGGACACGATGGTAGCTATACAGTTGAATTTGGCGATTACAGAGATGACTTATTACTTGAACTTGAAAAACGTATTTACAACAACTGTAAACAGCCTTATAATCCTGAATATCTAAACATACATGAATTTATCGGCGGAACATATAGAGATACAAATGTTACAAAAGAAACAATCGATGGATTGATCTTAGATGAATTTAGTAGCTGGTTAAGTGCTGCTGGAAATCCAAACTATACTGAAAATACTAATTGGGACGGCACAAATGGGTTTACATTTAACTATCGTAATTCAGTAGACGAAAATGGTAATCGTCTACCCGGCGGTTGGAGAGCAATCTTTAAACAGCATTATGATACCGATCGTCCGCATACTCATCCATGGGAGATGTTAGGGTTTTCAATTAAGCCGAGCTGGTGGGAAACACAATACGGCCCTGCTCCTTACACATATTCTAACACAGTGCTGTGGCAAGATTTAAGAGACGGGTTTGTTAAAGAACCTGGCAAAGCAACTGTACAATTAACAAAATATATGAGGCCAAATCTATTAAGTATTATTCCAGTAAATGACAGCGGCGAGCTACAAAGTCCGCTTGATAGCGGAATTGCTAAAGGATTTTTGCTACCTGCATCGTCTGAAGATTTTACTTACGGCGACCAAGGACCGGTTGAATCAGCATTTAGAAATAGTAGTGAATATAGATTTGGATTACTAAAAGCCTGGACACTAACACAGCCTAGTAAAGTATTTGGACTTGGGTTTGATGCAAGTCGTATCAAAAAAGATATGGCTGGAAATTATGTCTACTCAGAAACTAACCAACAAATTTCTACAAAGGATCTAGTGTTTCCAAGTATTGCAAATGAGACAACACAAGTTTACACTAGTGGACTTGTAAATTATATTGCAAACTACGTAAAATGGTCTGTAGAAAGCAAGTATGCAAATTATCAAACAATAGTAAACGGACTTGACAATCAATTATCTGTAAAACTCGGGGGCTTTGCAGAAAAAACAAAATTAAAATTATTACTTGATAGTCGTAGCCCACTAAACAAAACTACAGTATTTGTTCCTGATGAAAATTACAAAATATTTTTAAACACCAGTGGAATACAAGATATTGCAGTATTGTCAGGTGTAATTATTACTAAAACACAAAATGGATATATTATTGGAGGATATGATACTTTAAATCCAACATTTACAATTTATCCATATATGAATCGTAATGGCGATAGTGCAATTAATGTTGGCGGCGTTAGTGAAGATTTTGTTAATTGGAGTTCTGATCAAACTTATGTTATTGGTACTATTGTAAGATTTGAAAATAATTTTTATAGAGCAAAAGTTAGTCACGAGAGTGAAGAAACCTTTGAGATTGAAAAATATACTAAACTTGCCGAACTTCCAATAACTGGCGGCAAAGATGCAATTATTAGAAAAATGTTTGATAAAGATAATCAAACTACAATTCCTTATGGTACAATTTATAAAACAGAACAAGAAGTTGTTGACTTTTTATTAGGATACGAAGAATATCTAAAAGTACAAGGATGGAATTTTGAAAATTTAAATCCTGAAAGTGGATTACCTGAAGATTTCTTGCTACTTGTAAAAGAGTTTTTATTCTTTACAACACAAAATTGGGACAACGAAACTGTATTAGCAATAAGTCCAGCTGCAAATAAAGTAGAATTTAAACGTGATAAGTTTACAATTGATAATTTGTTTGATGCATTTTATGATGTAAACATACTTGATAGTAGCGGTAACTTTATGGATAGCAGCGTTACAAGTATCTTCCGCAACGACGACAATACGTTTACTATACGAACAGTTGATTCTGATAGACCGATTTATTTAATTAAATTACCGTTAGTACAAAAAGAACACACTGTCTTACTTGATAACAAAACAGTCTTTGCCGATACAATCTATGATAAGTCAGCAGGATTTAGACAAGAAAGAATAAAACTTGTTGGATATAGAACAGACGGCTGGAATGGTAGTTTATCAATTCCGGGATTCTTTTATGACGAAGCTAAAGTTATGCAATGGGTTCCAAATTCAGATTATAGAGTTAGTGACGTTGTAAAGCATAAAGAATTTTATTATAGTGCGTTTGCAAATCATACATCAGGAGAAACATTTAACGATAGCAAATGGCGTAGATTAGATGAACGTCCTGTATCTCAAATTTATCCAAATTGGGATTACAAAGCAAACCAATTTGCTGATTTTTATGATCTTGATACTGATAACTTTGACAGTGAACAGCAACGTCTTGCACAGCATTTGATTGGCTATCAAAAACGACAGTACTTAGAAAACATTATTACCGATAGTGTAAGTCAATATAAATTCTATCAAGGATTTATACAAGAAAAGGGTACTTCAAATAGTGTAACAAAATTATTTGATGCACTTAGTAGTGCTGACAACGACAGTGTCGAATTATACGAAGAATGGGCAATTAGACTAGGACAATATGGATCAATTGAAAATATTGCAGAAATTGAATATCAATTAACTGAAAAAGATTATAAGTTAGAACCACAGATTTATGAATTAAATGCAAGCAAAACAATTGGGCGTTCGGATTTAATTATTGAAATACCTAGTACTGGAGGATACAAAGTTCCAGATGATTATGATCATACTATCGTATCTTCAACAACATCGACTTCAACCTATACAAAAGATTCGGGCTATGTAAGAAACAACGATGTTGAATATATTGTAACATCTCGAAGCGATATTACTAGTATTAATATTGACGAGCTTGAAATTGGAAAACATGTTTGGATTACAAAAGACAAACAATCATGGACAGTACTAAAACACACAAGAAGTGATTTAGAGGTTACTGGATTTGTTAATATTACAAACACAGATGGATCATCTGCTGTAAAAATTACACTTGATAGACAAGTTGAAAATATTGCCAAAGACGATATAATTGGTATTTTTTCAAGTATTCCAAATTTTAAAGGATTCTATAAAGTATCAGATGTATTAGCAAACACTATTACATTTGCAGTATCAACCACTGACGGTGAAATTGATTTTGAAGAAGAAGATGATAGCTTTAGTGGAGTTGGCGGAGCAAGTTTAAGTAGATTTGTTGAGCGTAGATTTGCAAACATTGAAGATTTAAATAATCTTATTGAAGATATACAAAAAGATCAAAAAGACAGATTATGGATTGACAACAACGGTACTGGAAACTTTAGTGTATACGAAAATAACAGTATTGTAAGTTTGCAACAAGAATATGCTAATGCTAATACAACATTTGCTAAATCAACTGATATAAACAATTCAAATACAACTTTAGTCACTGGAGATCCTAACGATGCGTCTTTAGATTTTACAGGCACTGCAACAATTAAGCGTAGAAACTCGCCAACCTTTGCATTTACAAATGATCAAATACTGTCAGCAACTGATGCTACTGACGACAATAGTGGATACGGAACAAGTGTTGCTGTATCACCTGACAGTAAGTTTATTGTAGTTGGCGCACCATTAGCCGATAATGCACTATCACAATTTAAAGGAACACTAGATCCTACTGAAGCATATCTTACAGGAGATATTGTTGTTGATAGAGGTACCTTGTGGCGTGCTAAAAATGACGTAAGCAATTGGCACACTGATGCAAGTGATAGTAGTTCAATTGGAACTAGCGACAATAGAGATTGGGAACCAGCATATTATATTCCTGCCGGAGTTGGAACATCTTCAGGATTAAGTAATCAAGGTGTAATTTATATTTACGAACTTGATGACAAAACCCGTCAATATGAACAAAAAATTGTTATGACAAGTCCTGATCCAAATGCTAGTGAAAATTTTGGTACAACTTTACAAATTAGAAAAACTAGTAATGGTATCTATAAATTATTTGTTGGTGCAACTGGCGCAGGACAAGGACGAGTGTATTTCTTTGAATATGATACAGACTGGCGCTGGACACGCAACCGTAATTATAAAGGTGTGTTTGATCAAAACGAAGAGTATAGAACAACTGATATTGTTTTCTATCAAGGACAATTATACGAAGCACTAGTTGAAAGACCGTCATCAACACCAACAGGACAAAAATTGCCAACCGATATTGCAAGTTGGAAAATAAGTGAAGATATCGAACACACAGGATTTGTTCCAAATAGAGATCAGGATCTTGACGGAGACTTAGACACTGGTGAAGAAAATTTTGGTGAAAAAATTGCAATTGATACTTTAGGTGATAAAATTGTTGTTAGCTCAACAGTAAATGGATTACGTAGATTAACTGTTTATCACCAACCAGTAGATAGATGGAAATTTATTCAATCGTTTGACGAAGATGTATTAAAAAGAGAAACTTGGGGCAAGAATTTTGATATCAACGACGATGGTACAAAAATTGCCGTTGCTGCACCTTACAACGATGATGTTGACACTGATGCAGGAACAGTTTATGTATATAAACAAAATTCAAATAATGTGTATGAACTACAACAAAATATTAGAAGTCCGTATACCGACAAATGCGAAGCGTTTGGATCAAGTGTAAGTTTTAGTAAAAACAAATTAGCAATTACTGGTAAAAATAGTGATTTAGTTGAAATGACAACATTTGATGAAAACGGAATGTTATTAGATAACGGTAATACAGATATTAAAAAAATTATTCCAGATACAGGAAGAATTATTTTATTCCAAGAAATTAATGATTTGTATGTGTATGCCGAAGATGTTGACTATAGCCGCAATACTGCTACCCACGAAATGGAAAATATTGTCTTAAATGACAATCATCTATATTTAAATATTCCAACAATAGTTGCAACAGCTATGCCTAGGCCTTACAATAATGACCCAAGGTATGTAACATCACCAAATCCGGGACTACTAGTTGACTTTAGTTTTGCAACAGGTAAAAATACTTGGAGCGAACTTACAACACAAATTGCTAAACCAAATATTGAACAATTGCAACAAGTATTTTTATATGCAAAAGATACTGCTGACATAATTCAAAGATTAGACGTAATTGATCCACGACAGGGTAAAATTGCAGGACCTGCAGAACAAGAGCTAAGTTTTAAAACATGGTACGATCCAGCTACATATTCGTCGTCTAGTGATACTAGTGATGTTATTGTCGATGTTCAATCAAATTGGACCGATCGTTATGTTGGAAAACTTTGGTGGAACCTTAAGGAAGCAAGTTGGTACAACCCTTATCAAGGTAATAGTCAGTATCGAACAAATACATTTAATAAATTATTGCCTAACTCACGTATACAAGTTTGCGAATGGGTTGAAACTAACTTATTACCAAGTGAGTGGAATGCACAAACAGGTACAACTGCTGGTTACACAAAAGGCATAAGCGGTACAGCTTTATATGACGACGACACAGTTAGCAGTAAGCAAGTTTATGATAGAACAAAACAAGGGTTTACAACCAAATATTACTATTGGGTTGAAAATGCACAAATTGTACCTCGTGTTGCAGGACGCTCATTAAGTTGCGAATCTATATCAAACTTAATAGCAGATCCGGCTGGTACAGGATATAGATTTGTTTCGTTGTTAGAAAATAATAAATTTGCACTTTATAATTGTAAAAATTTAGTACAAGAAACTAATACTATTTTGCATTTTAGAAAAGAAAAAGATACAACAATTAATGTTC